ATTTCAACGGGAAACAGTTTGTGAATCCTATCAATATCTTCTAATTCAATCATAGGAAATTAGGACCATTATCTTTAGGCATAATAAGGATACCATTGACCTTACCAACAAGATCTTGGATACTATTATGCATGAGTCGGTATCCAGTTCCGACATAAATTTGACCAAGGCATACCGCTACAGTAGCAGCACCCCAGAAATAATAATAAAAACGTGACTTGATTTGCTTTTTCATTTTTCTTTCTTAGGATAATAAACTTCTACATAACTATCACACTTTGGACAATGGAGGTTGGTTACAAAACTGTAGTCCTCCTCCAACTCACAATCGTTATCACCACCCCAGATCAATTCTGTGTCACAATGCCAACATCTCATTTGAATTCACACCTCATCATAATTTCAGTTAGAAAACAAACAAGATTGATCTCATGATCCACAACAAATGCAGACTTATATTGATACTCACCAATAATTAGGACTGCTTCAGGAATACTTTTCGGTGACAGAAAGTCATAGACAGAATCATATACCTTTCGCATGATCTTAGTGGGTTCATTATCTAGGTTTTGAACAACCCACTTCTTCATGTTAGTGAATTCACGATTACGAAGGTAACCTACGAGATCTTGAATCTTTACATCAGATCCATTTGCAAGGACGCCAGCGTCAATCTGTCCCTTAGCAGAATACCTCTGCAATTCGTTGATTGTACGACGAAAATCAGGGAAATACTTCTTGACCAAGGCAGCAACCACCTTGGGTTCAAAGTCAACGTTCTCTGCAGTCAAGATCTCTTGGGTACGCTTGAAGAATGCACCTGCTAGGGCAGTCTTTTCGGAACCTTTGAGAGAGAAATCTACCACAGCACATCGAGAGTGCAGCGGTTCGATGATCTTGTTCTTGTAGTTGCAGGTAAAGATGAATCGACAGACCTTGTTGAACTCCTCCATACACGCCCTGAGGAGCAGTTGTACGTCTGGAGTGGTATTGTCTGCTTCATCAATAATGATGACCTTGTGACGCGCCTCAGAGGTCAGAGAGACGGTAGATGCAAACGCCTTTGCTTGATTCCTGACAGTATCCAGGAATCTACCCTCATCAGATCCATTGATAACCAGATAATCTGATCCCAATGCTTCACAAAGGGCTTTCGCAACCGTCGTTTTTCCAACACCAGCGGTGCCAGCAAGGAGGAGATTCGGGATCTCTCCTTGTTCTAGAAATCCTTCAAAGATTTCTTTAGTTGCATCAGGAAGGATGCATTCTTCAACAGTTTTAGGACGGTATTGTTCAACCCAGAGAAACATAATCAGGAAACAGAGTCAGGTTCAAGTGCAATAAAGTATTCAACTCCAAGATTTGTGCCCACAAAGTGTGCAACTTTCTTCTCAGAGATACGAACAGTATAGTCTACAGAGACATTAGATCGTTGTGCCTGTGACATAACCTTCAGGTTTTCTACCTTGAAGCAGAAACAGAAGTCACGGGAGTCTTCACCAACTTTGATCTCAAACGCATTGCTGGTGTCGTTCTTCTTGTCAGTGACAGAGAGAATCATGTCGCCATCCTTTGTGTAGAGACACAGGTCAGGCACCATGTACAGTTTAGCAGCACGTTCAATAGTCTGCAGGTTGTCAGAAGACAAATCAAACTGACAGAATACCTCAGGAAGATCAAACGGTTTGGTAGGAGGTGTAGTGATGATCTCAGGATCAGCGTAGAAGAAGGTGGTGCTAGAGCGACCACTCTTAGATCTCACACGGCACTTCTGATCATCGATTTCAAGTTCAGGATCCTGGATAAGGGAGATACCACCAAGGAATGTAGACAGATCATAGAATGCCATTTGGTGATCAAACTCTTCCTCAACCGTTGCCCGAGCAAGAATGTTCCTGTTAATAGAGATCGTAGAGATCTTGTTGCCAGGTTCAATAACAATAGACTTATTGATGTTGCTGAAGTTCTTCAGAAGATCAAATGTAGTCGGAGAAAATTTTGTGCTCATTGAGGATAGGTTTCAGTAGGTACGTCTTTTTGAGAGAAGTGCATCAATAGTACAGCATAGTGCATAATCTTGGTAATGTCCATCTTTGCTGTGCCTTTGCGATCATAACGTGACGCATACTTAAGAATATTTGATCTACAGAATGCTTCAGCGTCACCACAAGACTCGATCAGATCTAAGGTCTGAATCGAGTCGTCACCAGCAGAGTAATGCTGTTTGTAGGTTCCGATGATGTAATCACGAAGTTCGTTCATGATTACATCTTCATTGTATTTCATGGTCATGCCTCAATACTGTTATTAACATCGATGTCAGCGTCAATCTTATCATACAATTCGATGAATGACTGCTTAGTTTCCTCATCGAAACGATTGAGACACATCTTGATTGCCTTCACACGGTCGTTGAAGATCGAGAAAGCACGGATGATGTGTACGAGACGACGAGTAGAGATCACTTCATCAACACCACCTTCGTTGAAAGTTTTGCGGATGATGTCTGCCCAGTTTACGAGGTTCGTGATGAACGCATCGTCACAGCACTGCAACTCAGAGCAGTAATTGTGGAGCATTTTAGTCTCAACACTAACAGTAGGATATTCCTGCTCAAATGTCAAGGGGAAACGCTCAAGGAATGCTTCGTTAAGTACATTAGTACCAACGAACCTACCGTCGTCGGATCCTTTTCCTTTGGTATTTGCGGTAGCAACCACAGTGAAACCAGGAGCAGGTTGTACATACTTGCCGATCTTCTTCAGGAAGACACCCTTGCCTTCTAGAATGGACTGCAGGCAGAGAATTTTGTTACTTGCAAGGTCGATCTCGTCGAGCAAGAGTACAGATCCACGCTCAAGTGCTTCGATGACGGGACCATTGTGCCATGCAGTATTCCCATCAACAAGCCTGAAACCACCCACCAAGTCATCTTCATCAGTTTCAATAGTGATGTTTACACGAATCAGTTCACGGTTCAGTTGTGCACATGCTTGCTCAACACCGAAGGTCTTACCGTTACCAGAGAGACCAGTGATGAAAATAGGGTAGAACAAATCAGACTTCAGGATTTTCTTGAGGTCCCTGAAGTTACCGAAGGGTACAAAATTGTTGTCAATAGAAGGAATCAAAGACTGCTTGTCCTGTTGAGCGTCGAGAGTGACAGTGTGCTCAAGTTGTTTGCGAACTTGCTGCACAGTGAGGTTCCACTTACCAATACCTTTCTTGAAATTCTTAAGGCGTTTCTTAACAGTTGCATAAGAACACTTGAAGTGGTCAGAGGCACCGAGCAGTTCTTGGGTGCCGACCTCTACGCCGTGCTTTTCTGTAAGGAATGTGATGAGGTCGTCGGTGGTGACTGGATGAGGTGCGAATGCCATGTGTTGTTTGTTTGTCGATGTACTTATTGTAATCGGTGATGACACATGTAGCACGTCACAGTGGACAGTTAGTCAACTGGATCAGTTGCCTCCTCGTCACGGTTCAATTCACCAGCAGTAATCGCCTGTGCTTCAAGATTTTCATACATGTATTGCATCGCAGACTGTGGAAGAGTTCTATCCCCACAAGTAAAAACATCACACACCGCCATCAACTTCTCTGGCCATGTATGAATGCTGATATGTGACTCTGCTAGTAGTGCTACAGCAGTCACACCTTGTGGATCAAATTTATGACTGGTCACGTCAAGCAGCGTTGCCTGTGCCATGACTGCAGCGTTCACCAATAGATTTCTGATATGTGCTTCATCATCTAGCAAGTGAAACTGACAACCTTTCAATGTAAACACTAGGTGTCTCAGGTGCATTGTCTCGGATCCAATCTGGTTTTCTCTCTGGTTTTCGTAAGTAATTGTCCTTCACCCATGGTTTACTGTTGACATACCGACGATATGCCTCAACTGAATCAATACTGTAATCTAACTTGAATTCATCTGGCATTGCCCTGACAAACGGAGAGTGTTTCTCTGGACATGCACCGTGCCACAAATGTGCAGCAATGCGTATGGCATTTTCTGCACCGTGTTCTTTACCGTACCTATATGTATATTCGTTACAAAGTCCTATACCGTGCTGCAGCAACCATGCAATGTTATGTTTGTTACTTGCTGCCCACTTTGTGCATGGGTGATTCTTGAATGCACCCTTCTTTGTGTTATATGGACTACCGTCTTTCCTGGGTAACTGGGCGATGTTGTGATAATGCGGACTGTAAATGATAGACAACATCTGTGCTGTCTCCAGTGGCATCTTTACAACATGTTTATCTGGCAACATTGTTGCTGCCAGATAGGGATCTTCATGCACTGCAAAGATATTCATTTACGAAATACCCCTGCTTTTGCTAGAAGGTATAGAGATAAGGAGGTCCAGAAGATGACCTCCAGTGCGATGTTGTTCATGCAATTTGTTTGATGAATGATGTGAGGACTTTCTTGTTTGCTGCCTTGCCCTTCAAAGTCTTCTTGAATGCAGACTTGATTTGTGACTTGGTTGCATCCTCTTGTACCTCAAATTCTACATCGTTGTCAAGTGCTGTAGCAGCAATTACATACAATTCGTTGTAACCACAGTCAGGAATGACTGCTGCCTTGTTCTTTTTGAACGATGCCTGAATAGGTTCGTACTTAGAAGAATTCCACTCAGTCCAGTGGCAGATAACTTTATGTGCCTCACGAGGAGCAGCGATACGGAAACCAACAACGTTGACGTTGGGGCACACATCGCGAACATAACTAATTAGTCCACGAGTCTGACGACTGTAATCATCAAGAGCAGGGTATGTGCGACCTCTGCGACGGAGACAATGCTTGTAACCAAGTGCAGAGTAGAAAGTCTGGTTGTATTCACCGTAAGCGGTGTTCACTCTGGTGATCCACTCACCTGCATTGTTTGACTCACCGTCAGACAGGATGACAACGTTGAGTTTTTCGACTGCAGAGTATGTCTGGAACCTCTTCTCAAGTGCAGGGATAGATGCGATGGCATCATTCAATGGAGTGCCACCAAGACCCATGCATGAAGGGATAGGAATGTCAACATGATTAGAACGCTCTTCCCAACTGAAACGACGAGACTCAAACTGCCTGCCGATACGGAAGAGATTACGAGCACTGGTCTCATATTCTGATGAACGCTCACGACTGCTGAGTAGATTAACCAGACGGAAAGTGTGGTGGAAAGCGTAGGTGTGATTTCTACGTGAAGTCAACTCAACTGAAGCATTATCAAGGAGTCCTCCCCACATTGGGTCATTCACAAAAGAGTAGACCTCGAATGGAATACCAACTTTTCTGCAGAAAGATGTGAGAGACAACAACTGTTTGATGGTGTCTTGAATAATACCACACATAGATCCAGACCAGTCAAGCAGGAAGATCAGACCATGATTCTTACCATCAGGAGTGCTGGTAACCTTCTTGAAGAGATCTTCGTTGTACTTATATGTGTGTAGTTTAGTGCAGTCAAGAACACCTGTACGAGAAACACTCTGGCGAGCATAAGATGCAGCAGATTTACGGCACTCAAACTCTTTTACAAGGTAGTTTACTTCACGGTTGCTAGACTCAACAAACTTACGGTATGCCTTATCGCATGGACCAAAGTTAATCTCGTCAGCACCGTTCTCCTTACGAGTTTCATTCTGCTCATTCCAGAATGTGCTGATGATTCTGGTTACATCTTTGTGGTCAACGATAGCAACGTCAAGGTTAGGATCGTCAATCTCAACGTAAGTAGGATTGTCCCAGGTATCTTTGCTGGCACTGTTCTCAAGGTTTTCCTGAAGTGCAGTATCGGTCTCTGCTTCTTCAATATTGTCTTGCTCAAAACTAGGAACGTCAAGTTGTGCCTCATCGTCCCAGGGATCGCCTCCTGTTTGCTCCTCAAGATCTTCTGAGGTGTTATCAGCATCAGCGTCCTCAGTCTCACCAGGACCATCGTCGCTGGTCACAGTGTCAACAGTCTGAGGTGCATCCTGTTCCTGAGGTGCCTTGCTCTCTTGCTCTTCCTTACGCTTTTGCTTCTCGTAATCATAGATCACACGAGCAGCGTCGATACAATCAGAGAATGTCTCTGCCTCTTCAACAAGGTCAACATACTGCTGCTCACCATCAGCAAAAGGAATCAAAGCATAGGTGCCGATCTTGAAGTGAAGGTTGATTCTGTCAATCAACTTGAGACGAGACAGGTCATTGTTCTGGACATTGAAGAAGTCACGCTCATGGAGGTGTTGATAACCTCTGTAAAAGGATTTTGTAAGACCAGGGAACTTTGCTTTCATCTTACGCTCAATGCGAGCATCCTCAGTTACGTTCACGTAAGACCTGGGGATGTCAGATGGTATTGCTTCCTGTTCTGTAGTAGGAGTGTAGAGTGCATGTCCTACCTCATGACCTACGAGAAGGTCGTAGGTGTCATTGTCAAGGTCTTTCCAGATAGGAAGGACCAATACGCGACGGTCTACGTCGAAAGATGCAGTCTCGCACACACGATGCTCGACCACGAGATTTTCGGAAGCGAGCAGTTTGGCAAGTGTTCCTTTGATCTCTTGTGTAATCATTTGTTGTATCCGTGTATATGTATATAATACACCCCCAGAGGCACCTGTGTGCTCCTGGGGGACGGTTTGTCAACTGTCACTACTCTAATCTAGACTTCTCCTCCATTTCAATGCGTTCTGCAACGATAATATCATAGAACAAATCAGCAAGTGTGACGGCATGCTCTGCTTTACTCATGTCTGGTTCCTTTTTGGCGTAAGCACTTAAGGCGTCATACATGACTTGGCAGTCTTCATAACCAATATCAATCTTTTCTCCTTCCCTCGCCATGTCCTAGGTACCTCTCTGGTTTTTGAATTGAGTCGATCATAAAATACGTGATAGGAGTGAGGATCAGAGCACCAAATATACAGGTTATAAGTGGTGTCTCCATCATCATTCCGACTATGTGGATCATTCTTCTGTCATGCGGGAAAAATCGTTCGGTTTATCGAAGGTCACAGTCCTTTCAAACTTATCAAGGAGGATTTCTCCTTTGTGACTGATGATAAACAAATTGGTTTTGTCACCAAGACCTTTTAGAATTTTGAATAGTTCGTCAGTTGCCGAACTATCAAGAGAAGAATCAAACACTTCATCAAGAATCAAAAGATTACAACTTGTACTGTTCTTTAGTTTGGCAATAGAACGCCAAGTGAACAATAAAGCAAGGTCAATCTTCTGTTTTTCGCCTTCTGAGAAGGATGCGTAGGAAAATACATCCCTGTAGCGCGACTTGATGACCTCTTTGAACTCTTCGTCAAGTGTAAAGTTGACAAAGAAGTCCATCTCGGATAGGTATTTATTGATTCTCTGGTTGATTGTTGGAATAAACTTGTTAATGATCTTGGTTTTGATGCCTCCATCCTTAAGCAAGTTACCTACAACCTTTAGATTATCAAACCTACTAGCAATTTGAGAACAAGACTCCTGTTTTTCATCTCTTGTAGCAAGAAAACTGTTCAGACTATCACGTTCCTTATCAACATTGGGTGTACCTTTGTTGAGTTCTTCTTCAAGGTGATTAATCTCTTGATTGAGAGTATTCTCCTCGCGAAGCATAGAAGTAATGGTGTATCTTTTGTCGGTAATTTCGACTTGAATACGACCAGTCTCGGTAACTTTGTCGTTAACCTCTTCTATTTTAGATTTTAGATCTTTTAATGCAATATCATATTTGTTGATACGCTCATCTAGTATACCACGTTGCTCATTTTTCCAATCAGCATCAATATTCTGAGAGCATGTGGGGCATTGATCATGATCTTTGTAAAACTTAAGATCTTTTTTGCCTTTGCGATAATTATAATTGATTTTACTCTGCAATTCTCTGAGTTTTTCCATCTCAGCACCGAGTTTACGATGACTCAACACCTGTGGTTCTAGTTCTACGATCCTTGCATCCAACGCTGCGACCTCATTTTTGATGGCAGACAGTCGTTGTTGGTTTGCTGCAATCTTTTCTCTCTTTTCTTGTGCATATTTACCAGACTGTGCCTCCAACTGCTCAATAAACCTAGTCTTCAGGTCAACTTCTTTCTGAGCGAGTTGTAACTGGTGATTACACTCGTTAATTTCTTCTTTGGTATCTTTCACACGATCTTTTAGGATCGCATTCATGCGCGAAAAGACTTGAATATCAAGGAGATCTTCGATAACTTCTCTTCGATGAGGAGCAGAGAGCTGCATAAAAGGCACAAAAGTGCTACTTCCAAGAATAACAACCTGAGTGAAAGACTTGTAGTTAAGTTTAAGTATTGATTGTTCAAGATATTTTTGATAGTCGTTATTCGCCGCATCCTGATCGATGAGTGATCCGTTTCTGTAGATCTCAAAGACATTGGGTTTGATCCCGCGTACTACTTTATAATGTACACTGCCGATCTTGAATTCGACCTCAACTACACATTCTTTTTCGTTTACACTGTTGACCAGTTGTCCTTTCTTAACCAAACGGAACGGTTTATTGAACAGACTAAAGCACAATGCATCAAGCATTGTAGACTTGCCAGCACCATTCCTACCAAGCACAAGAGTGGAAGGAGACTTTACCAGGTCCAATTCAATAAAGTTGTTGCCAGTTGAGAGAAAGTTTTTCCAACGCAACGTTTCAAATACAATCATGTAATGTCGTCTAAGTCTTCTTCAGGTGGTGGAACAAAAATGTCATCAGGGGTGATGACAGTGAAGTAGTAACCATGCATAGCACAGTTATCTTTTACAAGATCACTCTCAACCTCACTCACAGTCAGTGAGCGTCGGAATCCATTTGCTTCCAGGAGTGTATAATACCTGTCCGCATCGTCTTTGTCAACAAACATCGTAACCACCTGTCGTCCATCCGCGTCATCTTTGACAGCGTAAACGCCACCAGTCTCGTTGTCGGTTAAAACAAACATTATTGCTGTGCCTCTAGGTAGAGTGATTTGAGTATAGCGAAGACATCTTCTTTGTTGTCTAGATCAGACACACACCTTTCGAGTGTGGTAAGGGTGTCCTCAGTTTCAATAGCATCATCTACTTCACCAAGATCAACTGTAAGATCTTCTACAATCTTAAGGTCAGCACAACCAACTGTTTGCAACTTCTGGACTACCTGATCAAACTTAACTTGATCGGTTTTCTTTTCAACAATCAATTTAACGAAAGATCCCTTAAGGTTTTGAGGGAGTTTGATTTCTTGCGTGTCGTCGTAGTACACCTTCTGAAAGATGTCATACGGGTTCGGGAAGAAAGTCAGTTTCAAGGTATCTGTATTTAGTACATGAAACCCTCGCTTCTGGGCGTAATCACCCCAATAAAGTTGGTACGGATTACCGAGATAATTTACATTACCCCTGTTGGATTTCATATGAAAGTGTCCTGAACAGACCAGATCAAATTTGTCGAATTGACTTGGGTCGTCACCATGTTCCATGTAATGACCTGGAATTGCTTCAAAACCATTAAGCTCAAGATGCCCCATGCAGACAGTAGCATCACTTTCCTTAATAATATCTGTGGATCCGTCTCGATTTTCATCACATATCCAAGGCAGAAAGAGTATGTCACGACCACCAACAGTACGTTGGCAAGGTTCATCCACGACAGTGATGTTATCGTACTCGCTGAGTAGAAGTTCAGGTGCGTTAACACGTAGAGTGTTCTTGTAGTAAATGTCATGATTGCCTACAAGCATAGTCATGGTAACACCACGCTCCTGTAGAGGGGTGAACCACATTTCCTTTGCTGCATCTAGTGATGCAAAGTTGATGCTCTTACGTTTGTCAAAAGTATCGCCCAGTGCAATGACTTCGGTGATGCCATGCTTATCGATAAAGGGAATAACAACTTTAGAATAAAACTTGCGATACTTGTCAATGAATACTTGGTTGTCGTTGCGGACACCGAAGTGTTGATCAGTTATCAGAAGGACTTTCATATTCAATAACAATGCGTCGGGTCACTTTACCTTTATAGTCTACCACAGTTGTGTGTGAAACAGTACCACCGACAGAATCACTTAACTGTTTAATCAACTCATCACGGTCAGGAGATTTACCACACCAGTAGTTTTCCATGTAATGATCTGACATGTAACCCATTAGAGTTTACCTCCAACAACTCCACTATTTACCACACGAGTGTAGTCATCCAGAGTTCCATCCTGCAAGCACTTGAGATGCCAGCGAGACATGGTAATTACTGCTTCTTCACTAGCACCAGTCAAGAAGTTTGCACCCAGCGGTTCCTTTAGAACACTGGTGAACATACCGAATCTAGTCCTTTTAATATAGAAGGCGTCGTCAATCCAGATTGTATCTGGTGGGATCACTTTTTCCACTGTAGGATTAGGACCCAGAGTCGTTGCTAGAGTCGTCTTCTTTTGTGTCTTCTCCATTCTGTTTGTTAAATCCAAAGGGTCCAATTTTAGTAACAGCACGGTCACGCATTACCGCACCAGTGAGTGCTTCCATTACTTTTAGCACATCCTCTGCCCTTCCTTCAATGCGTTGGGCAACAAAATCATACTTTGCAAAGAAATCGTCGGCAACTTCTTTGTAGTCATCAACTGAAACTGGTTTGTCTTTCATAATTAATTACGCATGTTACTTTCAATACGATACTTAATGGAGTTCATATCTGCATGACTGTGATCTCCATCAGAATGGAAGACCTCATCAAATCCTTTCTTCTCGATAAGTTTGTCTTTGATGTCCATCTGCCTTTTCTCTTTAGAGATACGTCTTAGATATGCATAGTAGACGATTTGAGTAAAGTATGCGAATGGATTGGAAGACTTTGCTGGGTCAAAGTTATCAATATACTGAACACAATTCTCAATACCATCACCAATCATGTCATCTTTATACATGTAATTGATGAAGTTGGGTCTATAAGATAGGTGAGTAGCAATCTTTAGAAAGCACTCACCGATATACTCTGTTATTCTGGGTTTTTTCAGACCACGTTCTTTGGCGGTATGAACTCGTTTTCTATATTTGACGAGTTCTTCCAAGAATTTCTTGTTGTCAACGTAGTGCTGTTTTTTCTTCGGAGCCATAATTGCCATAAGAACTTTGCACCTGCATATTATTATAACAAAGCACAGGTGTTTTAGCAAGAGCTTGACAACTGTGCTTAATTTAATTACAATAACACTGTAAGGGTTCAGAAGAGAAGTTTTAGCTCTTATCTGAACTAGGTGCCTTGAATAGTTTTTCTAGGAAGGACTTAGCATTTGATACAGAACCAAGTGAACCCATGTTTTCGTTCACTTGTCTATAAAAAGGGTGCATATCATCCTTATCATCAATTCCTTCCTCAATCTTTAACCACTTTTTATAAGCGGCAATCCCGTTGGGACTCATAGGTGAGATACAAAGTATATCTTTTTCAGGAATAATATAAAAATCTTCGGCAGAAAAATATTGCCATTTGACAAGACCTACGCCAATACCAGACATACCATCTTTAGTAATCTCAACTGCTTTACTTCTAGCAGGATGTGTAATAAAAGCAATGGATGTCCCTGGTGACTCAACGTCATCAGTTACGATCAACTCCCCCATGATTTCTTCACCCTGGGAGAGTTTGATTACGCCGTAGAATTCTTTGTCGTGTTGAATGTAGTTAATCATGTTTTGAATCTAATTTTCGATACTTCATAATTAAACTTTTCCTCTGTGTATATCTTGATTCTTTCAACCAAATGTCTCAGAGTATAGTTTTGTCTTGATCCTCTAGAGCAATCATCGGCAATATCATATAGAACTGCCTGTGATTTATTTTCACCTTTACGCAATACTCGACCTATGGATTGTAGGTTTCGTACACGAGACTTTGAAGGGGAAGCGAAAATTATATTGTGGAGATTCCTAATATTAATACCAGTAGAGAAGGTCCCATAACTGGCAAGAATGATTGCGTTTGATTCTGTCTCACAGATCTGCCGCGCACGTTCTCTTTCGGATGTCTCAACGCCACCGTGGATATAGAAAACCTTGCGGTCTTCTGTTACACAGGTATTTAGCACTTCTAGAAGTGGGTCTCCGTGTTTTTCCACGTAGTTGAATAGGATGAGCGTGTTACCATCCAGGTCTTCTGCTAGTTTTGCAATGAACTTATTGCGCTTTGGATGTGATACAATGTAGTCCATCTCTTGCTGATAGTTATCGAATGGCACATAACCATGTTGCAGCAGCAAACAACGTACTCTCAGTTTTGTCAGCGTACCTGCTTTCATTAAGTCAGCGGTGTTTGTTACCTGGTTACATTTACCAAAGAGTCCTTCAAGAACCAGTTGATGTGTTTTCATCCCATCGAGTGTTCCTGTCAAACCAATGCGATACCTCGTATCATGACACTTCGTCAGGATACCAGTCAGTGATTTTGCCTTATAGAGGTGCGCTTCATCACCGATAACACAGTCAAAACGATTAAAGAACTTCTTAGGTTCCTTATAAATTGATTGCCAAGTGGATATAACAACAGGTTTCTCTACATATTTTTCTTTACCACCCATGATCTGATGGACATAATGATCTGCTGCCCATCCATAGTCTTTAAGATCTTGTGTGAGTTGTGTGACCAGTGACGTTGTGGGTACAATGATTAGAATTTCTCTCTTATATTGTAGATGCCATCTCAACAAACAATAGATGATCAGGGATTTTCCTGATCCTGTGGGCGAGAGTAGAAGTTTGCGATTGTTCTTAATCGCTGAGAATACTGCTTTGAGTTGGTAATCTCTGATCTTGAAAGGCAGATTGAGAGATCCAACAAACCCCGCAACACCCTCAGGTGTGATGAGAGGGTCGGTATCGGTTGGTTTTCCATAGTGTTCACTATCTTCTACGTTGTAAATATATCCTTTCTGCTTTAAGAAGTCTGTGACATACTCAAAAAGACCCGCGTATATCTCACCTGTTGCTGGTGAATATAAACGAATCTTTCCATCCCATACATGATTTCTATAGTGTGGCATATACTTTGCCCCTGGTACATCAAAGCAGAAATGATCTGCTAATTCCTGATGCACATGAGGTTCCGCGTGTACCTTGATATACACCTCATTCTTCTTAATGATTGTAGTCATCAAAAACCTGCTTCAAACTTCCTCAAATCAATGACGTTCTTGATTGTGTAACCTCGATTAGAGATCTGTCTTAGAACGCCCTCTATGTAATATAGGCAAGTTTCAAGGTAGTCAATTTTTTGTTTTGCTTTACACCAGTCATCATCAGCGTAGACGTATTTTTCTAGGTCGCCTTTGAGAACTTTGTGATCAAAAGGTTTTTCTTTATACACAGAGGCAGGTGCCTTACCTGCATAGTATTCAAACTTAAACTTAGTGACACGATTAAGATTCATCGTTGCGTCACTATGCATCAACTTGAATGTGCTATGATATGTCATCCAACGTTGATGTAAACCAGGCACAGCGAGTGCTTGATTAACCAAGTCATGTTCATCAATAGGAGCATCCTCCGCCCATTGCTCTTGGATGCGATCAAGGTTTAAGACTGCCATTATTCAAGTGCTGTATTACGTGCTCCCTCCAGTGCTTGAATTTCGTAAGATCTATATCTAAACGTTACTGATGCAGCGGCATATTCTGTGCCATCTACAGTTGCATTAAAATCCAACGCACTAAGAGATACAGGTATTATATCATAAAATACCACTTGGAAGTTGGATTTGAAGTTTGAATTAAGGACAGTGAGAGTTGCATCAGCAAACTTTGTGTCACCACCCTGAGAGTTATATGAAAGTTTTGATTGCTTGTCTAGGAATGCCCTGCGTTCTGCAAAGTCATCAGGCACACCAAGACCTCTGATCCAGTTGTGTAGGATCAGGTAGTTCTCGATATTCTCATCCACCAGAAAATTCATAGTGAATGGATCATAACTGATGTTTCCATCAGTAGGAAGGGGTCTACCATAATAGGTAGGTTGTTCTACAATACCTAGATTAATCGCAGGGATATTTGCCGACTGCGATAGGTATGCAATCTTAGGATATTTTGCTAGAACAAACTTGAATCCAATAGGACTCAAGAAATTCTTATTCGCTATCTGTTTGTTCCAGCTTGCCACGTTGCTGTTCTGAAATGCTTCTAGTATTTATAGCAGCAAGATATGATTTGAATTGATCTACTACCAGTGACGCATCAGGATTACCCTGACTCACATAGGTATCAGAGAATTCATATACTGCTTGGGGATACTCGGGAAGATATTCTTTCAACATACGAAACACTTGATCTCGTAATGCCATCCTCGCATCTGAGTAACGCCAATCAGAGTTAGTCATCTTCATCTGGTTCATCCTCATAGGTCGATGGTTCATCAAAGAGTTCTTCCATTTTTACTTTCTGGATTCTCTTTGCCAACTCATGATAGTTTGCTTCTGGTGTCCTGTCAAACTTTAATGTCATAAGTCTTCCCGTGTCTCCTCTAAGTTCGTCGATTTCTGGGTGTCTCTTATATCCTGGTTTACAACTATAACCACATCGTTCATTGGTAATAAGGTATCCTTGTATCATCAGAGAGATTCCAATGAGTACAAATACTATCCAAGGTAACAGATAGATTATAGCGTTATTTTCAACCATGGTAGCAATGGTGGGATTACCCCTATGAGTCGGAGGAGACCTTCAGCAAACAAAGCCAAAACAACCCAACCGACACACATAGAAATGATTCCAGCATTACGGTTGTGTCTACGAATTGCATCATCAATCATCTCCTGAACTCTTTCCTCAGTTACATGGTCCTTCTCACAACTCATAGTCGATACTCCTGCATCATTTCTAATACTCTATTGAGCATGGTGTGAGCACCGTCGTGCCAGTCTCCGTTGCGGGCAGACCAGGATCCGTCGTAGAGTTCGTTCTTGAGTTTAAGAACTCGTACGTTAAATTCTTTTTTGGTCAAGGTGTTCCTTGGCATATAGGGTATCTCTATACTACCACTATTTAATAAAAAAGGCGACCCGTAGGTCGCCTGATGATACTCGTATGTGAGTAATTGATCACATGAGGTTGTCAACCAGTGTACGTCTGTAGTAACGGTTGGCGTTAGCAGTAAGAGCGCCGCTACCCTGAGTAGTTCCCTCAGCGAATGGGTTTGCAACCATTCCGTAGCGAGTCTTGAAGCCAATTTTCGGTTGGAATGTATCCTGACCGACGGCACGTACCATCTGGAGAGGCACGTAAGGGCAGTAGAACAGACCAGCGTCATAGGCAGAAGAACCCTTGTAACCAGCAACGT